TCTTGGAGCTGGTTGTAACTGTTCTGAAGATCCGAGGAGAAAGTGAGTGCCTGCGCGGCCACGAATGCAAGTGAGCTACCGGACTTCAGGGTCGTAGGAACCTCGCCTCGGTTTACTGAACTTACCCCGGAGATCGTCTCCATGATCTTTTCGAGCCGTTCGATAAAAGCGAAGACTTCCTTCGGAGTGCTTAACATTTCCAGAACTTCGGGCTTAGTCACGGACTCAAGCAGGTTAAGGCCCCCTGCAATCTGCATTTTAGTGAGCTGATTTCCGGGTGGCTGCCAAAAATTCTGCACCCCGCTTGATAGCTGATTACTGCACACAATGGAGTAGAGTTTATCAACGATCTGCTGAATGCCCAAAAGATCGAAACTCACAGTGTAGCCGAATGGTGTTCCGATGAGATCACTTGCTGAGATCCGGTATATGGGCGGCTCTTTAAATGCAAGAGGGCCATCAAAAAGAACAGTCCCATCTTCTAAAAACACAGTGAAGCGCCCTTCGGGTATCGCATCGGTCTTGCTGTGAATGAAGCTGTAGACATCAATGAGCTCAGTATGATTGGTTCCTACCCCTGCCGCCGGGATAATCTTGGTGGGGTCGACATAGCGCCGCCCACTTGTGACATCGGTTGAGATGTTTAAAATCTGCTCTTCGGCATGAGGGTATTTAACTGCAATATCAAACCTATTTTTGCAGTCATGACAAATGTACCAATCTACGTCCGTATTAGGATTGGTAACATCACGAATAACATTGAAGGGGTGATAGTTCTCGCACGTAACATCCCCCTCGAAGCGAAGGTTGCCATCTTCAGAAACCCCGTACTCTTTACCCTTCCTTTCATCCCAGTCGATGCGGATAAAGCCCTCACCAAACACCAATGCGGTTTCAACGGCGTTACGAAGATACTTCTCAATCCGCTTCTCTCTCATATAGTAGTCTATGATCCCATCCCCGAGGTAGGCTTGAGAAAGCGACTCGCTATCTGAGTTCACCGCCCTGCATTTGAGCTGAGGGCGCTGATTTGTGGTAAGTACCAAAAGATGAGTTATCAAGTTTCTAACGTGGTTGACCTTGATAGAAGCCATCTCGCCCTCTGATCCAGATTGACGTATCTTTCCAATTGCGAAAATACCAAAACCTGAAAGAGCTGTGTCGTCCAGCAGACCATAGTAGCTGTAAAACGATCTTCTCCAAAGATCCACAAGCGCCGAGCTCGTGAGATACGAGTAGTATTCTGAAACTTTGCCCGATAGGCGATCGCCGATCTCTTCAATGGGGGCTGCTGCGAAGTAAGTTTTGTTGTCCCTGTATTGCCTCATGATTTTATACTCCGAAAAGTGAGCGCAACGTTTCGGCGCTCTTTGTTTGTTGACGAGTTGTGGGGTCGATGTAGTGAGTATGTGGAAGGGCGTTGCCGTAAAGCGGAAAAGGATTTGTTCTAACGGCGTGACGATAGCCGTAAACAAGGGCCATGAAAGCGTCCATATGCCCGAGAGTAGATGTTCGAGCTAGATCTGTGTGCGTGTTATTAAACGTGCCTGATCTTAAGGTACGGATAAGTAGGTCGCACCTGGGATGTATCTCCAGCTCACATCTTGAAAGCGCGACGCGGATGAGGTTAACAGACGCACCCAAGTCTTCTTTGAGGGGCAAGGCGATGGGGTATTTATGTTGGAGCATGAAGTCAACTCTAAGCTGCCCGTCCGAGTCAACCCACCTACCTTGAAACTTGTATTTATTGTTACCGAGGTATATTCCTTCCATTGTCCTAGTATCTCCGACCATAATGTCAGAACCGGTTTCAGGGTCGAAATGTCTCTCATCAGTAACAAGAACTTTCGCTCTAATGAAGTCAAACGCAATGAGTAGGAATACAGATTTATCACGTACGCCCCCCATATCACCGCCGATCCACATGTTTGCATATTCGGGCAGATCGAACTCTTTAACATGCCTTTTTTCTTCAAATTCAGGTGCCAGGATAATTGTTGCGTCTCTAATCTGTTCACACATGTACTCCCGCCGGTAATCGGGCGAATCTACGCCGCCGCATAGCTTAATAATCGCTGCTTTTTGCTGGGGTGTGATCTTTTTGTTGTCTTCAATTGTAAAGCAAAAAAAAGCGTTCTCTGCTTCTGCTTCTGGGATGATAATGAGCTGAAATGGATGATCTGGGATCTTGGGAAGCGTTGTCATGTAGATGATTTGTGCGTGCTTACTGTGAGTCAAAGCAGGGGCGAGATCTGAGCGCAAAAAGTCCATGAAGGTATCGGCGTCAGATTCTAGTATCTCTTCGATGTATACTTTATAAAGCGTCTTGCCGCGCTGATCTGAAGAGTTTGAGTCAAACCCACCAAGCTTAAGCTCGCTACCGTTTGAAAAGTACCACGTATCATCACTTTTGATTGGCTTTACCATTCCAAGCGGAGCGTCACGACAAAGAAGCTTCATGCGGGGGCGCACGATAGCGCGAGTCTGCTTTATCGTGGGGCCAATAATCATCACCACGACATCCGGATTGCGCAAACAATCCTCGATCGCGAGCAGACACCCTAAAACTGATTTGCCAAATTGCCTCGCGCATAGGCATACCACAGTTTGGATGTTTGTGTGCATCTTTCTGATGCGTTCATATATTGTTTCTTGCTGCTCCCAAAGTTTATATGAGAGGTCCCCGTAAGCCCACAAAACCCCGGCTGCTTCGCGCTGCGAGAATTTAAGCGCCGCGTTAGCCAACCGTGTCACCTCTTGCGATCTTCACAAGATCTTGCAAATTCACGGTAACAGGTTTTTGCTGCTCGCCGTTTTCGTCGACAGGTTGTGACGTATCGAGCTCTTTGATTTTTGGGTGAGTGTACGCAAGGATACGAAACAGAATCGTCATGCGCTGATCGTTGGTTAAATCTTGTTGCGAATAAAGCTCTGTGAGCTTATCTGCAACAATAAAACCTTTACTCTCTAACGCATCACGAAGCTGAATCGAAACTTTGTTCACACTTCCTCGGGGCCTTCCTTTGCCCCTTGGTGGCATGTTTCCGATTTTTCACTCCTTACTAAACTCGCCGTCCTAGCGTTTTAGTGTAAGCGCGGACTTAAGCTGACTTAAGGAGTTTTCAAGCTCCTTGAACCGGCTATCAAGTGAACACTCTGCTGTCTGTTTTTTATCTAATGTCCATCTTTTATAATTATACGCGGTCAATACTGTTAAGAGAAGAAGCCAGTGAACAAACGTCGGGCTACTTGCAAAAACTACTTTCATAGTGATCGCAAGCGCCACGAAGTTTGTAATTGAAAGCTTACCGCCGTCGACAATGCGTATCTCAGACAGTTTGCTCATCAATTTTTTGCCAATACTTTCCAACCGCAATTTTAAACCTCTCGGTAATGATCGCTTTAGCGTCGGGCTGCGAAACTTCAGACGAAAGAATGTTAAAGTTCTCGTCCATAGTGATTTGAACAAAAGCCCAGCCACCCGGAACTCTTATTGTTGTAAAAGCTGGGTAAATCTTATTAGGCTTTTCAAGCTTCGATTTGGTGCTACTTTTATTGTACTCCGTTTTCGTCAAGCTCGCCTCCCTCTGTTAGCGCGTCGACTACTTCGTCAAGCTCGGCATCCTCGGGGGTCTCAAGGATCTCTGTGGGATCTTCTGTGTTATTTGGATCGCCTTCTTTTGCGCGCTCGATGTTAGCCAAAAACTCTAATGAGCTTATCGCGGCCACTACGAGTTTTGAGTGAGTCCCTGGGAAATGTCCTTGAAGCATGAGCTGCGCGATTCCGGTAAGCATATCTGAAACTTTTGCGGGGCGTGGTGGTAGATTACCGCTGGTTGCGTTGGGATTGCGAAACCCCTTGCGTGTTTTTTTAGCCAAAGAATCCTCCATGATTCTGCTCCGAAGAGCTGGCATTATTCATATTCATTTTTTAAAACTCTAAATACTCTGAATTATTAGTATCAGCATTTTTTTAAAAAATCCATTGACCAGCTCTACTGGAGCTGCTAATACTAGTCTCAGTGGAAGACGCGAGGCCCTAACAAACGGAGACAAAAAAATGAAAACGATTTTAAAAAAACAGTCCGAAATAATGTCTAAATATGCTTTTAGCTTGAAGCCAGGGGTCTCACGGGCTCAATGCTACAATATTTCAAATTACAAGTTAAACCCCGATGAGACTATTGCGGACAGAGTTAGCAGAGACCATCGCACACTATCAAGTTCATTAAGAGCTGCTCAACTAATGGTAGAAGCTGGATGCGCAACTGAAATTCCGAACGAAAAACCTTACGTGTTCGGTACGTTTGTTTTTCTTGATGGCTCTGAGCTGAGGGGATAAAGAATGAAAGTTTTAAAAGCTTTCTACTACATAACCACAATGATCGCGCTTTTATATGCTTTTTACGTAATTTCAAAAATGTCAGACTTGGGGGTTTAATGACAGCATCAAAAACAGTGGACGTGATTTTCTGGGGCGGGTTTCACAATCGTCCCGAGGTTAAATTCAGGGTAGACGCACGTTTTGTCACTCAAAAATGCACAAGCTTTCTTACTGAACACCACAAGAAAAAGTTAAAGAAGCACTTTTGCGGTATCAAAGATTGCGCTTGTGGTTCATATGCGCGGGCTGAATGGAAGATCGCACCACGAAAGGGGGATAAAGATGTACTATGTGCTTGACGAGAATAATGTGCCCGTAGTTGAACGGGATACAAATAAATTTTGCAAGTGGATCGAGGATAAAAAAAATCGACGCATTGCTTACACAAAAGTTGGGTCAAAAGCGGTTAGCACCGTGTTTCTAGGTATTGATCACGGATTTGATGGAGGACCGCCGGTTCTATTTGAAACTATGGTCTTCGGAGGAAAATTCAACGAATATATGAAGCGCTACTCAACGTATAACGGCGCTATTGAGGGTCATGATGAGACCGTGCTGCTTGTAAAATCTGTTGATAAAAGGAATAGGGAAAATGAAAATAAAGCTTTATGAGCGTAATGTTTACGGCAATGTAAGAATCTACTTTCGAGATCCAAAGCAAGAAGCTATTGTCTGGAAGCTTACAGGCCAAAAAACACTGAGTGAATTACAGATGGAATCTCTCAAAGACCTAGGTTGTGAGATTGAGATCGATCGACTACCCGAAACACGGAGATAAGAAGTTAATAGTTAACTTCTGCAATTATATAAAGGATTAAGAATGAAAATTAAAGAATTATCGGAATCTATCGACATGATGGTTATGTCGTTAATGCTACTCAAGGGCGATATTGCCAAAATACAAGAAGAGAGCCCCAAGAGAGAGGGTCGCCGCAAAGAAGAAAAGAACGACAAGCCAGAGGACAAAAAAAAGAGAAGAAAGAAAAAGCTCCCGCCGGTTTACACTGCCGAGCGTAAAAAGCCGGGAAGAAAACCTAAAGCGCCTCAGGCTTAAGAAACCCCCTCTCAGAAAGGATCTGCACAAGATCCTTTTTTTTATACCGCACATCACATAACCACCGGCCAAACGAATCTTGCTT